AAAGGGGCCCCCAGTGCTAACTCTACGTTGGTACTTGCCAGTGTTTACACTTGCACACTTCCGTCCAGCTATTCCCAAAGGAGTCGGCCGCCCATGTTAACTAAAACCACGGTGGAATATCAAGGTCTCTTAGAGACCTACCATCCGTGGTGGGGCGGTTCTTCGAAGAATGTGGTCGTAACTTCGTCATCTCAGATGATGAGCCAAAACCACTCTTCACCGTACGGCACGAAGGATGGAGACAACGGCGGACCTTTTATCCTTGTTAAAGAGGAGAATAAGGTCTCCCCAGCAATGATTGACTATTACTGGGGCTGGTATTCCCGTGGTCCGTTGCTTCCTGGCTCGTTCGTGAATACTGCGAACGATTGCCAAATTCCTTCTGCGGCTTTGATGCTTCCGTCTTCATTGGAAGCAGAGGGTGCTACCCTCGTTTCAAAGTCGTTACCGACGGCTCCTGCCTTTTCGTTGCCCACCGCAATGGGTGAATTTGCAACGGATGGGCTACCTGCAGTGGTGGGTACTACCCTGTTGAAAGATAGGGCTAAGTACCTGAGAGACTCAGGAAATGAGTATCTCAACGTCCAATTCGGATGGCTACCACTTGTTTCCGACGTGCGGAAATTCGCTCACACAGTGAAGAATTCGCACAAGATCATCAATTCGTTTCGAAAGAACGCGAATAAGGATCTTCGTCGGCGCAGGCAGGGACCTTCAGTCACCAGAAGTCAGTTCTCGACCGGTGGGGTATTCCCCTATCCTATCGATTGGAACTTCTTTGGTGATGGGCAAGCAAGCTACTCCTACAGCGATAAGCTGTGGTTCAGTGGAGCATTCCGTTACTATCTTCCCGTAGGTGACACTACTGCGGAAAAGATGGAACGGTACGAGGCCTATGCGAATCAATTGCTAGGCACTCGGCTCACTCCCAGTTTAGTCTGGGAACTTGCCCCCTGGAGCTGGGCCGCGGACTGGTTCACCAACACTGGAGATGTTCTAAAGAATGTCTCTGCGTTGGGGTCCGACGGCTTGGTGATGCGGTATGGTTACGTGATGCGGGAATCCAAATCAGAAATGATAAGGACCGCCACGTTCGTCTCGCAAGAGACATACCAAAAGCCCGTGACAGCCTCTTGGATTAAGAGAGGTAAAACCTGTCAAAGGCTTGCCGCAAACCCTTACGGATTCGGGATCGATCTTGAATCGCTTAGTGCGAGACAGATATCGGTCCTTGTAGCGCTCGGCTTAAGCCGAGCGTCGGTGTGATCAATCCAGGTCATGCCTCATCACCCACGTCTCCCCATACAGGGGGGTCAACAGGAGCAATGCTATGGCATTTTCAGACCCACAGTCAGTCACCATCAATGCAGTGCCGATGTCGCTTCCGCGCACCGGCTCCGGTTCGACCTCCGGGTCCTTTTCCAAGGACGACGGAACGGTGAAGCTCTCCGTAGGCCATGCCTACGGCAAGCGCACCCGTCGAACCATCCGCATTGACCACTCCAAGATCGCCGCTGACCCGTACCTTACGGATCGCAGCGTGCCTCTTTCGATGAGTGCCTACCTCGTGGTGGACACTCCGGCCATCGGTTACACCGTGGCTGAGGCGAAGCAGATTGCGGACGGCCTTCTGGCCTACCTCACTGCTTCCTCGGGTGCTCGTGTCACCCAGCTTCTGGGTGGCGAGAGCTGATTTCTCAGCTCTAGAGGGTGTGGCAGGGGGGTCCCTATCCAAGGGACCCTCCTGCTTTCTGACTGCTGAAACGTCATAGCTAGGGATACACCGAACCTCTATTAGGAGGCCGCTGTTGAAAAGCCTGACGTTGCTCTGGCAACAGGTGCTCGAAGAACTGGGCACCGTGTGTAGCGTTAGCACCAGCAAGGACATGGAAACATGCCTTGCGCGGTTCGAACACGAAGGGGTGTCGTTTTTGACGATTACCCTTCCCACTTTCGGTAAGGACTTCCAAAAAAGTCTCGCCGAGGGGTTCGTGGATCGCTGCCTCTTCACCGGTTTCCGGTGGCGAGGTGGTCTCCCTCTATTTCTAGGGGGTTTCCTCGATCGTGTGTTCGACCGTGGTACAGGTCGTCTGCTCGATGATCCCGACGTGGATTCCATCTTCGCTGTACGCCAACTAACGTTGATGTTTGCGAAGATCCTGTTACCCTGTTCAGAAAGTAGGGTAGCGGGCGCCATTGAAGGATACATCGAGTGTGAGAAGGAGTTGAGGGATAGTGACCGGAATACATCGACGGAACAGTATGATTCGTTCCATCGTATGTCACATCTCATCTTTAGGGAGGTGTTTTCGAGGCTGGACAGTGATGTCTTCGCTTCTGATATTCTCCCTAAGCATGGTCCTGGCAGTACTGCTGACCGACTCTCCGGAAACGGAAAGTATGATCAGTACGTATGGCCGCGGAGGTTGGAGCGTGTGTTCCCCTTTGGAGAACACGCGATCCCCTCATGGAGGTACAAGTACCTTCTTGACCAAGCTCAACTCCTCGAACCCGGAACTGAGTTACCCGTAAGGGTGATTACAGTTCCTAAAACGCTCAAGACGCCACGAATTATAGCCATTGAGCCCACTGCGATGCAATACATGCAGCAAGGCCTGATGGAGAAGTTCGTGGACTACCTGGAGACGGATTCAACTATCTCCGGTATGATCGGATTCTCCCAACAGGAGCCTAACCAACTCCTGGCTAAGGAAGGATCCATCACCGGTCAGCTCGCGACGCTCGATCTGAGCGAAGCGTCCGACCGCGTCTCGAATCAGCTGGTACGCACGTTGTTTCGTCCATTTGCCGGCCGAGGTGGTTTCCCACATCTTGGCGAGGCGGTGGATGCGACGCGCACGCGAAAGGCTGATGTGCCTGGCCACGGAGTTATCCGTTTGGCCAAGTTCGCGTCTATGGGTTCTGCCCTGACGTTTCCCATTGAGGCTGTCGTCTTCCTGACGATAGTTTTCTTGGGGATCGAGAAAGGGCACAGACGCTTGTTTACCCGCGGAGACATTAAGTCTTTTGCGGGCCAGGTGCGTGTCTATGGGGATGACATTATTGTCCCCGTCGACTATGCGCAACTCGTTCGCAGCGAACTCGAAGCTTTTGGGTTCCGAGTGAATGCTGACAAGTCTTTTTGGAACGGGAAGTTCCGCGAGTCTTGTGGAAAGGATTACTATGATGGGCACGATGTAACTCCTATTCGTGTCCGGAGAGTTTTCCCAACCGAACGAGCTGATGTTGAGGAGATTGTCTCGCTTGTGTCCCTGCGTAACCAGATGTATTTCGCTGGTTTGTGGGGGACGGCGAGATGGCTTGATGACCGGGTTAGCAAGATTCTGCCAAAATATCCGGTTGTTATGCCTTCGTCTCCTGTGCTAGGCAGGCACTCTTTCCTGGGTTACCAAGCCCAGAAGGTTTGCCCTGACCATCACGCCCCTTTGGTTAAGGGGTACGTGGTTACCGCTAAGCCGCCGCCATCAAAGGCGACGGGTGAAGGTGCCTTGCTCAAGTGGTTCCTTAAACGCGGCGATGAGCCATTCGCTGACAGGGATCATCTTCAACGTCAGGGACGTCCTGATGCCGTCACACTAAAGCTCAGGTGGGCCCCACCGTTCTAGAACGGTGGGACATGGTGTAGGCACAATACCTACATCTTGTGGGGACAGTGTCCCCCATTGGCGTTTTACCACCTTGTGTGGAAGGCGCCGTGGGGATGCATTGGCTGTGCATCC